TGTTGTTGTTGGATTCCCAACAGGAACAGGAGTAACAATCGGACAATTCTATAACGATGTTGCGGTAACAGGATTTGTATATCAAATAATATCATCAACCACTGGTCCAGCATACACCACTTGTACTTTACCTGGTCAAGGAAGTTGTGCAGCAGCTTGTAGCTTATAATTAATTAATATGGTATACTTACAACAAGATGAACTCAACTACGCAAATGTAACCTGTTCAAGAAATAAGAACTTGAGTGGGAATGTTACTTATTTGTGGACGATGAGACACAAGTTGTCGCAACAATCTTGGAAGTTTATACCATATAGAGTTCCACCTGCAATTGTTGGTTATGAACCTGCGTACGATCAATTTGAGATTGATGTAGATATGTCTTCACCGGAGATATTCATAGGATCGAGTGGAACACCAGTTAATTTGCAGTTTATTCCTGGTGAATATTATCTTAAGATTTACGAACAATTATCTCCAACCAATCTTAATCCTGCATTAAGTTATGATGTAGTTTATGAAGGAATGGTTGTTGTAATATCGGATAATCCAATAGGAGAAATAAACTATACAGGTGTAAGCGATACGGTTATTATTTATCAAAATTAGAATATGGCTTATATTACAAATAGAATTATAATTATTAAGAAATGACTAACAGAATACTTACAAGCTTAGGATTTAATGTTGATACTCTCGTCAAGTTTGAGGAAAGAGTACAAAGAGGAACGCCTTGGGTTGCTTGGGGACAAGACAATATATTTGTTAATGGTCTCTACGATCTTTTGGATTTCTCACCAATTCATAATGCTTGTATTAGATCTAAAATAGATAATGTGGTAGGTCAAGGATTTATCACAGATTATAAAGTTAGTCCAAAAGAAACAATCAACGATGTTTTCAGAGATATGGTATTTGATTACCTAATCACTGGTAATTTGTTTTTAGAAGTTGTTTGGAAAGAAGATAGATCTCAAGGTTTAGCTGGTATTCATCATATTCCATCAAAGAATATGAGAGTTGGTTTACCTAATGATGTAGAGTTGATACCTGAAAACTATTATTATTGTAGAGATTGGGTTCTTCACAAAAAAGCTGGTGTAATTGAGTTTCACAAGTTTGATCCAAAAATATTTACTCACAGACAAATCGTTCACATCAGAGATAAGAACCCCGCATATTGGGCTTATGGTTCACCGCAATATCTTTCAGTTGTAAATGATATTAGATTGAATCACGAGATCACCGTGTATAACTTAGCCAATTTGGTTAATGGCGCAAACCCATCTTTGTTTATTCACTATTCAGATGGTTATCCACAATCAGAACAAGAAGAAGCAAACTTGTTAAGAAGATTACAAGAAAGATACGAGGGAGCAAAAAATGCTGGTAGAATGATTGTATCTTTTAGTGAGGGTATTGAAGGTAAACCAGAGATTACACAGATCAGTTCTAATCTTCAACAAGGTTTCTATTCAGAAGTATTTGAGTTGGTACAAAGACAAATCCTTGCAGGTCATAAAATACCTGATGGAGCTTTGATCGGATTACCAAGTCCTGGTGGATTTGCATCTCAAGCAGATCTTCTTGAAACATCACAGAAATTATATTTGAGAACATCTATTATGCCTATTCAGAACTTCTTAATCAGAGAATTAAAACCATTAATAGAATTGGTTAATTTGGATCAAGAAGTAAACCTAATCATTTCTCAAAATACAGCACTATAATGACAGATGTATTTTTTATATCAGAAGAGTACTTAAAAACACAAACAGCTATCAATCAGAATGTTGATAGTGGTGAACTTCGTTTTTCAATACTAACAGCTCAGAATATCAATATTCAAGAAACACTTGGACAGGAGTTGTACCAACAAATTATTAATGAAGTATCTGGTGGTACAATCACTGGTGATAACAAATATCTGTTAGATCAATATATTGTTCCAACCACCGTTGCTTGGTCTTACTATCACGGATTGGATAACTTCTTTGTTAAGTGGGTTAATGTTGGTTTGGTTCAGAATAGAAACGAACAGGGAACTGCAATTGATTATAAGTTATTTGCTTTCCTTAAGAATAATGCAAGATCTACTGCTGAATGGTACGATAACAATATGAGAAGATACTTATGTGCTTACGCTTCCAAGTTTCCAAAATATAATGTTGTACCTATTGGTAAGGTATTACCAAATAGAGGTTCAGCATATAGTTGAGCAATTGCATTACAATCTACAAAACCTTGGCCTGGTTGGTACGGACCAGTTAAGACGCAGCCGTAATAAGTTTGTTATACTTTAGTGGATTTACTTTAAGATCCTGAAATATCTTCAGGAGTTGTTTTTTTGACCTTACAGACACTTTCTTTCTTTTCCCTAACTTATCATATCCCACAGAATATACGGGTAATTTGACCTGTAAGAATTGTTCTGATGGGTATTGGAACGAATCGTATTCCTCAATCGTTAATGAAACCTTGTGTGTTCCTCCGAGATAGACATATGACTTTGGTACTTTCATAATGCAAAGATAAAAAAAACCCCCGATCTAGACAAATCAGGGGGGATAAACCTATGTATATGGAAATTAATTTACAACATTAGTGAAAACCCAATACACGAAATAAAATCCAATTGCCATACCTATGATTACAGGCCAAGAAGATTTAGATTTTGTTTCAGCACCTTCAAGTTTAACTAACCACTCTTCTGTTTCTTTTAACATCGGAGCTGTTCTTTTAAGTAGAATATTTTTTTCTGTTTCTGTGATTTGACCTGAATCAAACTTGAGATTAATATCATCAATAATGTTTAGAACATCTTGACGATTCTTCTTGTGTTCTTGAATAAGATCCAATCTTTTCTGTTCGTTTTTAGATACTTTTCTAACTGAAGGTGTGGTTACTGCATTTGCTGCTTTTCTTCCAAGAGTCATACCAAAACCTCTTACCATAGAATTTACTAACTGATTTCCCATTTTTATTTGTTTTTAATTGTGAAGTGTAAAATTATAAAATTATTTTGATTCTGCCAAATTATTAGAAATTATTTTTTTAACAGTATTACAGAAAGAATAAGCTTCTTCTTTATCTAAACCATCAAGTGATATTTGGTAACCCTCCCAAAACATATACTCTGCAATAGAGATAGATTGTTTATCTAAACACATAGAATCTACTAAATCTTGAATATCTTCATCGGATAAATTAACTGCTAACATATACTTTGTTTTAATTGTGAGACACAAAGATACGGAGGTATAAATTACCAGCCAAATATTTTTTTAATTAAAATAAAAAAACCCCACCTGAAGGATAAGATGGGGTTGTGATGACTATCAATTTTTCAATCAAGTAGAGACAAGATTTTATCCTTGACCCATACATCAATATTAGAGTTTTTAATTGATTTAGTCAATTCTAATTTCTGTATTTTTGTTAATGGATCTTTGTTTGGAGTTAGTTGTGGATCTTGTGGTTTTTCTTTTAATAGCTGTTTACCCTTTGGTGTTAAGCTAAAGTGTGAAGCTAAACCAGTCACTCTTACAACATAGATTAAATCAAACTTTTCTAGTTTGGTTATTCTTGGATAGAAGTTTTTATTTTGTAATACATCTCTTGCAGACATTTGTACTGCATGACCTCCGTGTTCTTTGATATATTCAAGAAGGTCTCTTTCTCTTGCTGTTAATTTCATTTTTTTCTTGTTTTATTTTTAGTTTATGTTTTTCCATAAATTGTTGATGAATATTCCTTGTCGTGTCGTAGCCCATACGCTGTAGGATCTCTTTGGCTCCTTGAAAATCTTTTTCATATAATCTAGTGAACCTAATATGATCGTTGGAATTATCTTCTTTATTTTTCTTGATGTAATGATCCTTACATCTTGTTTCTATTCCCCAAGTTGTTTTTTTATTCTTGTAGAACTGACTCTCTGGTTTATATTCACCACATATAGTGCAGAAATAAGAAACTCCTTTTTCCTTATCCCATATTCTTCTTTTAAGATATTCATCCATATTAATAAATATAATTAAAAATAAAAAAATATTTTACAAATAAAATATAATTTATTATAATTATTTTAGGTAGAGATAAAATCAAATCCCTGCACTGAAGGATAATTGGGGGTAAACCATTCAACAGTGTGTCCAAGATATCCTCCTTTCACTTCTCATATTTTCTTATGGGGGGGAAAGGGGGGGTAAACTCTCTGACCAAGATATTAGTTTAGAATTAAAATATTAATACTAGAATATATGAATAAGCAACAGAAATTACCAGTAAGCGAGCAAATAAGAAATAATAGAGTAGCTCAACTTTTATCAAATAGAAATAAGACAACCCAACCTGTTCAAGTAGAAAATAAAAAAGTATCTACAAGAAATGATGATAAGGATGCCTTAGCTCAATACGCAGATAACTTAAGGGAACAAAGAAAACAACACTGGCAACAACTATCTCAAAGGTTTATATGAACTTTATAGAATATTTATAAACAAATTAATTCTATGAAAAAAGAACAAGTATTAGGAATAGTTAGACACATTCTAACATTTGCTGGTGGACTTTTAGTATTGAAAGGTTATGGCGATGCTGCATTAATCGAAGAAGGATCAGGAGCTTTGATTTCATTAATCGGAGTTGTATGGTCTGTATTAAGTAAAAAGTAATGGAACTCACTTTAGTGTCTGTAATTTCCATATTAACCGGATTAGTTGGATTCGGATTTGGAATAAAGAAGAAACAGGGTGAGATCCAAAAAACATCTCTAGATAATATTTTAACTCAAATCACAATTTATGAAACAATAATTGATGACTTGAGACAAGAAATTAGTATACTTATTACCAAGATAGACGAACAAGAAAAAATTATTAAACATTTAGAAACTAGAGTTGAATGTTTAATGAAAAATAGTGAGGTGTAGTTTTCCATATCAGTCATCATTATATTTTCTTGCATTATTTTTTTTTCCTACATCTCATAACCCTGGTTACTCCCATTTCCAGGGT